TCATGTGTCCTCCCTTAAACCACATTATGAGATGGCCGGAGCATCAAGAGGATGTCCTTTAACAATAAACAGGCCAACAATGGCGTTTGTGGTTGCCGCCTCTCTAAGCTCAATTTTGAGGAACCTCTTCCCACCGACGTATCCGATGCAAAAGACAGAATCAATCGCATCTATAAGTGGAGTTGCCGGTACACCATCTGTCACAGCCCCCGCGCCGAGAAGGTCTTTATCCTCAACATAAGAGTAACTACCTGCTGCGCCTGTACCGTCATCGTCTGCATGGGATATCCTGAAATTCATATAATTCGGTGATGCAATATCGCCTGCGCCGGTTATTGCCGCTATCAGGCATGAATTAAAACCGGCAAGGTCAATATCTTGATTGCTGGTATGACCAGTTACAGCGATTGGGGCCATCACCACTTCCGGGACTATGTTGTTATATAAATCTTTCATCGTTTAACCTCCAAATATAGATTTTTAAAACTTACGCGCTTATTTTGAGTGCTTTGATCGCTTCATACATCACAATCCCGCCGCCAACTCTCTTCGTGGTGTAGAAGTGAATATAGGGCTTGTTAGAGTACGGATCGCGAAGAACTCTGACCCCATAACGGTCAACGATGAGATAAGCCCGTTTAAAATTGCCGAAGAACACGGCATATTTATCTTTGCCTATAGCATCCACATTGTCATCAATCTCAACCGGTTTGCCCAACAACGTATCGGGAGTATTTTCCGCCAGGCCCGGTCTCCAAAGGTAATTCCCTTCGCCGTCCTTGAGCTTGCGGATCGCGTTAACGGTGGAATCGGCCATAAGCCAAACCGCGCCATTCCTGTAAATGGATTTCAGCGCGTGCTGTAGATCAATCAACTTATCTGCATTGTTAAGCTGCGTAGCGTGGCCTGATACGACATACCCAACCTTACCCCAAGCATATGAGGCGTTTGCAACCATCGTGTATGCTGCAATGCCCTTCGGTTTTTCAACGCCATTACCTCTGATGAAGGCGTCTCCCTCCTGTTCGTTAAAATCAAGTGACGTCTCGTCCCCAAGCCAAGCCGCAACGTCAAGCCGCGCATCGTCAAGCATTTCCTGGGTAATAGCCGGGTTTGCATACAATTCTTTTGTGTTTATGACAATCTGTCTGAGTGTCGGCGTGTCTGTCTCTGCTCTGCTACCTTTCTCCGCTACCCATCCGGCATCGCTCACGCCCTGGCTTACAAGCTTTTTATATTCACTTGTGCCTATTCTCCGTACCGTGCATATCCGGCGCATTGCAGATACAGTTGTTGCGATCCTCTCAATGATTGCTTCTGTTTCTTCCGGCACGAGGAAGCCGCCGTCTGGGTCTGAAAGGGTTGATAAACTCGCCTGAATCTGTAAATCTTTAAGATCACCCTCAACCCCTTTGCGGAACCATGTATCAAATGCTTTTGCATGGGCTTTTTTAACCTTTGCGTTAGGGTTGGTATCACCACCGCCTGGGAAATCCATTTTAGCAACGGCTGTTTCAATGGCCTCAAGCTGCTTCTTCATCTCGGCCATCTTAGAAAGGTCAGCGCTTATCTTGTCTACTTTTTCCGCAAGGACAGGATCGCTTTTACCTTTTTCGAGTTCCTTTATCCTCAAATCATTTGCGGCCTTAAATTCTTCAAAAGACTGGCCTATTGTTTCAATCATTTCTTTTAAATCTGGCATGTTAAATACCTCCTTTTATGATTTTGATTACCTTTTGACATGCTTCAACCTCTGCTTCGTTTTGCGCACTAACAGCCTTCCAGCCTCCCGCAAGTATGGCCTGTGCTTTATTCTTAGAAAGCCCTGAATCCCTCAAGACCTTCTCAATCTCTCTTTCTGTTGGTTCTTGATAATTGTTATCTTTAGTTAAATATTCCGGGCAATTTGCAAAGATTGAAAGGTCAAATGCCGCCTTTGCCGTGCCCTTACCGTCAATAATTGTATCGACAAAGCCTTTTTCTTTGGCTTCTTTTGCCGTCATCCATGTTACTGCCTTCATCATTTCTTTGATTTCTTTCTTGCCGACATTGGAGTTAGCAGCGTAAATGTCAACCATGTTGCTATCTATCTTCTCCAATAAGTCTGCTATTTCTCGTAAGTCGTACTGATTGCCAACGGTATAAACATGGCTGTTGTGCATCATCATCATTGCGTTTTGATATGCCTGTACTTCTTTCCCCGCCATCGCAATAAATGAAGCAGCCGAAGCCGCGAGAGAGTCTATTCTGGTAATCACTTTTGATTTATGGGATTGAAGAGCGTTAAAGATTGCCACACCGTCAAACACGTCCCCGCCAGGTGAGTTGATTCTTACTTTTATGTTTGATGATGTAATCCCGTTTAGTGCCCTTATGAATTCTCCTGCATCATTAAAAGGCCATCCGATATAATCATATATCATCACCTCTGTTTCATCGTCTGCAACAGCCTGTATTTTGTACCAATCGGCTTTATCGAGGGGCTTATTCCATAATTTTGCCACCGCCTCGGCGTTTTTGGCATTACGATAGTTGAATTTCACTCCTGCACCCCCTGGTCCTGTTGTTTAGTCGTACTCGTTCTTGTTTTGTATACGTCTCCCCCTTTATAGGGGTTCATATCTAATACATCACGGCATTCGTTGGGGTTCATAATTTCCTTGTCGATGGCAACTGCAAACCCTTCCATCTGGTCTTTGAACGCCCCGCGTAAAAGCCCGCGCATCTCGAACTTTGCATAATATTTTTTCTTTTCCTCTTCCGATAGCAGGTCTTTTCTGATTGATTGTTCGTAGTTACGGCAATCCGGGGATACTCCTATCGTGGAATAATTAATCATGAACTGCTCGGCGCTTGCGTATGTCGGGGTTTTATCTCCTGATTGTATGAGCATGAGGGGGACGCGAAAAAGGCCACATATATCGGATTCATTCATCTTCATAATTTCGAGATATTGAGCGTCAACAAGTTTTATCGTTGGAAATGTTATGTCCATGCCTTCATCGAGCAGCATAAAATTTTGGTCTGTTTTAAGTTGTTCATATTTTTCTTTTACTACAGCTTTTAGATTCGCGTTACCTTGTGCGCTCAAAGACAGCGGATGTTTAACTATGGCGCCGGGCTGCAAGCCTCTTCCAAAATATTTTGTAAGAAATCTCTCGCTTGCCAGCCCAAGACCTATCGTTTCCCTGAAATACTGGATAGGATTAACCCCTGTATAACCGTCAAGGGTAAGTAGCCCACGTATATGCATAACCTGATCTTGCGACAAGGTTTTTAATTCTCCATTTTTTAAGCGTATGGTGTAAGTTACTGAATAATCTTCGTTTTGTTCAACTTTTTCTATTTTATCCCAGTTAATAGGAATGAGTTCTTTTATTGGTCTGCCCGGTAAGCCTGATTTATAAGCAAGAAAGTTTCCACGTAGGCAGACATATGCTTCAACCATCGACCAGAATAATGCAGAGGTCATCCATGAATTAGGCTGGTTAAGGAGCTTGTCATACAGGTAAAAATCTTCAGCTTTTTCCTTCATCTCTCCTTGCTTTGTCATAATGTGACAGGGCAAGGACGCCATCGTTGCAGCCCTGACACGCACACACTTTTGAACAGTTGCAAGGCGCAGCGCGGTATCACTGCTTACGGATATGCCGCTTGAGGTCATTCCACCGCCGTATGTGTCGATTATCAGCTTTTGCAGCTGGTGACTATTCATTGCTTGGGGACGCTTTAGCCTTGATATAATGCCCATTTATGCCTTATCCTCCATCAAATAGCCGATAATCATAAGCAGCAGTCCCGCCACACTATACCCCAGCCACGGACGCAACAAAAAAAGGCCATATCCCAGAAGGGCAAGGCCGCCAAAAACGAAAACATCCCGCATATCAAAGGCGTGTTGTGCCCTTGTTACCCAGGACTTTATGGTTGGGAATAATTTAATCAATGCCGGTTATTAGCCTCACATAATTATGTTTGCACCTTTTAATTACACTGCAATTTTCATATCTATGATAAGTTTGACAAAGAATTTCGGGGAGCGCAAGGTACTAAAGTACACTAAAGTACACTAATGTCACAGTTTTTTACTTTTGTTTATTTTTTTTGAGAGAAAAAAGGGGTTTTACTGGTCTGTTTCTTTGATTATTATATTCTCTAATGCTTCTCTTGAAACCCTTAACATTTTGCCAACTTTTACGGCCTCGATCTTGCCTGTTTCAATCCAGCGGTAAACTGTCCGCCTGTTAATCGAGAAGTAAATAGCCACTTCATCGGGTCGGTAGTAATCTTTTTTAAGCCAGGTTGTCATTATAGCGTCAACCTCGCTTTAATCTCTTCGGCGGTCAAGCCGTCATAAGCGGACTTTTTCAATCTCGCTTCCGGGTTCATGGCCATCAATGCCACTGCGTTAAACGTAGCCATTAACGGATCAATCTTTCCTGTACCGCTTGCCTGTTTTGTTATGCTGATTGCGTTCCCTCTGGGTTCAACTCTTGCATTACCGACACACCATGCCATAAGAGGCTGACCGCCATGAATAAGGGTTTTTTCGGCCACTTTGCGCTCTGTGGTTTTGATTGCACCGTTTAACCGCCATCCCTGAGGAATACCGACAATCCTGTCATGCTCAATAGCACCCTTGCCGTTTTCGTCCCCCGCTTCGAGTTCGTCAACGATTGCTCCAATTCCGGCCTGGTCAACCCCTATCCTGTCAAGCAGGCCTGATTCTTCGCATTTCCTGACAATATCGCCAGCCTCTTTTATGTCCTGCCCGATCTCTTTTACAATTATCAAGTCCCCCGCCTTCCCGAAGTCTCGATATTTGGAGGCTTCTGATTTTCTGCGCTCAAGGGCGATAGGGTTACACCAAGCTATAATATGCAATAGCCAGTTGCCATTATCTGCGTCACGGCCCAATATTGATAATCCTAAGAGGTCATCGAGGCCGCCGCCATCTATGCCGATTTCGATAACGTCTGATTTTTTAAGTATCAGGTCAAGGGTTACATCGCCAGCCGCCTCCTGCCAGAAGTCCGCGCCCGCCCAGCGTTGAGATTTGAGAGAAAGCGCCATCTGGATATTTAGGTGCTTTGCAAGGAACCCCTGCATTGATTCAGTCCCCGCGTCTTCTGCTTTCTTAAATTCTCTTGTCAAAAACGCATCGTCAACGGATGCGCCTAAATTTGGATTAGTGATGTACCACCACTTCGGGTCCATGTATTTTTTCTCTTTGAGAAGTGATTCAGGGTATTCATAAATCACGGGCAGGAAGCTGTTATCATCTATCCGGCCATCCCGGACACCACGGGCATATTCCAACT